TTCGGGGGCAAGACAATCTAATTTTACAGGAAAATATAATGAGTACAACACCTATTACTAGAGAACTTATTAAGCAGTGGTCAGAAAATCCCGAGCAGTTGAAGAAAGAGATGCGAGACCCGGTAAGATTGGCTGAAATCAATGCTTTTCTAGCTGGACCAGAAATGATTAGTGTTTCCGGCGAAGTCGTTGAAGAAGTCACCCCAACTCCTGTCGTAGAACAGGTTGATACTGACCAGGCTATCGCTGATGCGGCACTTGCAGCCCAGGCAGAAGTGGACCGAATTGCCGCAGAGAAAGCACAAATGGACGCCGCAGTAAAAGCGGCAGAAGAAGAACAGAAGGCCGAGGCTTTTAGAGCCGCAGGTATTACAGCCCTGTATGATGAAAGCGGCAACATTACAAAACTTATCCAAGAGTATCAGGTAGCTGATGATTCTGGAAATCCTATCGGTAGGTCAACCCATCTGGAAGCGCATAGTTGGGTAGAGCTAGTTACAAAACAACGCGAAGCACACACGCAGGCAACCCGGGCGTTCAGTCGATTGAAGAATCAAAAGACAACATTTAAAGCGCCTGTTGCTCCTATCACTATTCCCGAAGTTCCGCTGATGTCAGATACGGATAGGATTCAGGCAGCTTTGGATTTGAACAGCGATGACGAAACTGTTGTAGTCAAGGCTGACCGCAAACTTCGTGCCGATGACATCATGAGAGCACAGCGAAACGAAGCTATCCAAGCGGAAGAGAAGCGACAAAAACTAGCTTCTGAAGAATTCAAGTTAAGACATACAAACGATTTTAATCCCTGTCAGGCCAACGCGGCGATTCTCATAAACTATCTCAAGGAAAATAAACTTGAGTGGACTGTTGATAATCTAGAATTGGCTTTCGCAGCAACGGAACCGCAACTAGCAGCTAAAGAGACGCCAGTTGCAGAAGTACCTGTACCAGCAGTCGTGGCTAATCCCCCGGCAGCGGTACCGACAGAAACAGTAGCACCAGTAATATCAGCCCAGCTAGCAGCGGTAATAGAACCGCCTGTTCCGGCAGTGGCTGCAGTCATACCGGCAGCACCGGCTCCAGCGGCTAATCCGCAAGCTCCGGCGGCTCGTCCGGGAGTCAACGCAGGTTTAGTCCCAGGTCAACTGTCATCAGCACGACCTATCGGCACACCGGTTGGACTCACAATGAAACAAATCTGGAGTTGGAGTGGTGAACAAATGCGTAAAGAACGGTCAAATCCTGCCCGTCGCGCAGAAATAGATAAAACTATCGCCGCTTATAACAAGCTAAAAGCAGCCAGATAACCCAAGATTTAAAGTAGGATTTTATGAGTGGACCAAACCCCTCAGCAGCAAACGTTAGTAACGTCCTGACGGCTCAGGCGATCTTGTTCGATAAAGAACTGATCCCTAACCTGAAAGGTGAAACAGACGCATTTGTGGCATGTGCCGAAAGACGAGTACAGCCATTGCACGCCGGTATCAACCGGACCTTCTTCCAGTACAACACACTGGTTGGAGATGTAGCTCAGAATTCTGACGGAACCGTCGGAAACCCAGAGTTCATCACTCAGATCAGCGCTCCGGCGCAGGTCGGCGAGTGGAACAACTACACCAACTTCAGTTCGTTCAGTATCGCTTCCGCGATTGACGAATTGGTTGGCAACTCGGCCGTCGAACTTGGCTACCAAGCCGGTCAATCGATTTCCGAACTGTATAGCGCCGTGGCTGATTCTGCCTCGACCGTTGACAGCAACGTTAACCAGAGCGCATTGCTCTCCACGCCTTTCACTCTTGATTTGGCCACGATTCGTGAACTGAAGCAGCAGCTAGTTTCAGAAGACGTTCTGCCTTGCAAGAAAGGAAAGTTCATGGGCGCAATCAGCCCGAACGTTCTTGGCGATATTTTCAACGCCACGACCGTGAACAACTCCATCGTTGATCTTTGGAAGTATTCCAACATGGAAAAGTTCGATAAGATGGCCGGTGCAGATCAGACCATGGAAATCGAACTACCCGGCACAAACATTGTGCTTCGTCAGACTCCGTTTGTGACGAAGACTTCGAACTACCTCGGCTCCGGAAAGATCGCTTACAGAACATACGTGTTCGGTAATTACGCTCTTATCGGCGTCTGGCTCGAAGTTCCCGGCGACACGGACCTTGACGAAGGCGATTGGCGCACGATTGAATGTCGCGTTGTAACTGACGCGCCTCCTTCGAGCTTTGATCCTACCGCCACAATCGGCGGTTGGTCAAGTTACAAATTCCATTTAAAGCAGCTAGAATTAGCCGCTTAAGTTTGGTGGAATTAAAATTTCTTCTGATTGACTCGAACGCTGAAATGCCAACGAGGCGGAACCCCTAATCGGGACCGTGAGAGACTAAGCGAAGAGACGGCGTAAGCCGATGCAATAGTCCGAACATACAGAAAAAAGAAACTGTATGAGGTTGACAGAAATGATCAGCCCCGTTTATTAAACGGTAACAAGAAATTGGGAAGGATTGGCAAACAGTCACCCTCCCACCGGCCACTGGCGTGAATACTCAACGTACTCGCTACATTGACTCGGTCCCAGCAATTCAGTAAAGAAAAGGCTTGACACGGGTTGCAACCTGTGGTAGGCTTTAGATTGAGAGGGTATGCCATGAACATACCCCCTCAATCGCTCTTTCATGGAGAGAAAATGTACGTATATTTGGTTACAAATAAAATTAACGGAAAGCGGTATATTGGGCAACACTCGGGTGACGATCTTAATCAATATTGGAATCATTGCGTTGCCGCAGCCCTGAGATGCAAACAAGATAAGCCACATTTGTATAACGCCGTTCGTAAATATGGTGTTATTAATTTTGAGATTGTGCCTTTAGTTATTGTTAAATCTAAACAAGAAATGGATAAATATGAGATAGGTTTGATTAGGGCACTCGATACCCGCAGACCTAACGGATATAATTTGACAGATGGCGGCGATGGGCAACTAGGAAGGAGTCCTTCTGAAGAAACTCGCAGAAAAATTTCAGAAACTAAAAAGTCTCAAAAATTACATCATTCTGAAGAATCAAAACAAAGATTACGAGAGGCTATGGCTGGTTTCCAGCACTCCGACGAAACAAAGCAGAAGATGTCAAAATATGTAAAGACTGAGGATCATTGTAGAAAGATATCAAAAGCTAAGATGGGAAATAAGTCTCGGTTAGGAATGAAGATGTCGGAAGAAACTAAAAAGAGAAGATTAGAAGCATTAGATGGCAAAATATTTTCAGAAGAGTCTAGAATAAGAATGTCCGTGGCGCAAAAGCTTCGTCGACAAAAAGAGAAAGCCTAATGAGAGACATGCGACACGTTGTATCCGGCACCGACGTTCAGAACCCTTTTAAAGAACGTCACGATATGAAAGCCACACGAGCCAGCATCAAACAGATGCTCTCCAATGGCACGCCCAACTGGGTGAAGTGGCCGGAAGATTACAAACATTTTGTCCGTGAGAGTTTCCAGGCCGAGAAAGAAGCCAGCGATAACCAAGTAAGCCAGTACAAGATGGAGCACCAAGATATCCTGACGAACTCGAAGGCGCGTAAAGTAAACGCAATCGCGACTCGTGACTTCATCCAGAAGTTACGCCAGAACGGCGTGAAGTGTTTCACCGTAGATAACGGATTCCCTCCCCAGACTGTAGCATTATGGGCAGTCAGACCGAACAGCAATCAGGTCCAGTATGTCTGCTATTTGCAGGTCCCGGCGATGTATGAGTGGTCCGTTCTGAAAGTCGACCGGCACGGTCTTCCCGCAGGCGAAGATTTTCGCGGCTGGCGGACAGTCCTGGCGCAGTTAATCACGAAAAACATCATGACGGAAGCAAAAGCGCACGCTGTATTTGGCAAGCCGACAGACAGCGAAGTCAGTTTGTTGTATCGCGAGACGCTGTATTACATCCGCAATAAGCAAGCTCAGTCCGATCCGCAAGATTACGAATTCTAGTCAAATCCCAGATTTATTAACGAGTTTATAGTCGTATCCTTTTATGGATACAGACAATAAAAATTGTATCCCTATATGGATACATAATCAGCCGCGCCTCGGCCTAAAACAGGCACATCAGGACAAGTCAGTCGGTCCGATGTTCGTAAGGAGCAATATGTCTGATCAAACCCAGAATCAATCCACGCAACAGCCAGGAAATCCCCTGGAACACAAGTCTGTAGTAAAGCCTGTCACGGGCGCACCCGAGACAGCGGACTCCACGGCTACCCAGTTAAACATGCTGTTGAAGCTCATGATGGCTAAAGAAGCCAGAATAGCGGAAGCGGAAGAAGCAACCGAGTCGACTCGCCGGGCCCGTAATGCCCAGCGCGAGAAGTCAGCCAAAACGCACGTCGAGAAACAGTTAGTCAAGCAGGCTCGTTGTCGCCACATGAAGGGCGGCAAGAAAGGCCCTCGTTCCGGCGTGACCGATTATGCTGTTTATCATCACACATTCATCAACGGTGAGCAGATTATCAAGTGCTTCATCTGTGGTATGAAGTGGAAGATTAATGACACAGTCGAGTTTTTGCTACGCGGGAAGCGCCAGATTGCTAACCACACAAAGATCGGTTGGTCGCAGGCGTATGCATTTTTATCTCAGTCAACCAATTCTCCTTCGATGAGCGAAGTCCCAGTCGCGAAACCGCAGGTAGAATTCAGCGGCGTAGAGATAGAATAAGCTAGTTGTATTGAACTTACCGTTCCGGCGGGCTCTACTCGGCATCCGGATTTAATGCCGAGTTTTTAAAAGAGGAATCAGATGGATTTTCAACAAGAAATCGACGCTCTGAAAGCTTACGTGGATCAGTTGACTGCGAATATTTACGGCATGAAAAAAGAGATGGATGAATTTAGAACTGTCCATGTGAGCCGTCGCGGCGTGATGGGTCCTTGCGGGCCAATTGGCCAACCGGGACGAAACGGTCAGGACGGAATAAATGGAGTATCTGGTCGGAATGGTGTGGATGGCGTAAGCAATATCCCAGGTCCGAAGGGCGAGAAAGGCGATTCAATCACGGGTCCTGTGGGCGCGACAGGCCGAGACTCTCTTGTATCGGGTCCGGCAGGCAAAGATGGCGTAAACGGAGTCGACGGTAAGAACGGCATTGATGGAAAACACGGGGTGGACGGTAAGAACGCTCTGGACGGGAAACACGGTCGAGACGGTGTCGACGGAAAGAATGGAATTGATGGTCGAGATGGTATTGACGGCATCAACGGTAAAAATGGCATCGATGGAAAGAATGGGATTGACGGGAAAGACGGCATAAGTAATATCCCGGGTCCGGCTGGTAAAAATGGCATCGACGGACAGAATGGCAAAGATGGTATTGACGGCAAGAATGGCCGAGACGGCGTTGACGGTATTAACGGCAAAGATGGAGCACCGGGAAAAGAAGGGTTGCGCGGAGAGACGGGCCGCCCAGGTAATATTGATATGGCTATAGCCGGGGCTGAGCGCGAAGCTCACCGATTAGTTAAAGTTGAATTAGCCAAATTTAAAGAAGACTTGTTAGCCGAATTTAAATTCAATTCTAAATCCTAAACATGAGTACAGTAAAAGGGCCTTTAAACAGTTCGACAGCGTCGGACTCTACTCTTGTAGGTGCCGTATATAATTCGACACCTTCTGCGCCTGGCGATGGTCAACAAGTCGCTTTGCAGGTTGATTCAAAAGGAAATCTTTTAGTCAATATCGCAGTCGGTGGTGGCGGAGCATC